AAATGAATTCTTGGGAAAGTCAAAAACCAAGGCATCAACACCTCAGACTGGGGAACAATCGAAATGATTAACACAGGTATGATTGCCAAGCATTACGGAGTACTGCCCAGTCAGGTCCGTGAGCATGGTACTACCTATGATTTAATGATACATGATGTTATGATGTCTTGGGAACAGCACCAACAAGACAAGGCCAGTGGTAAGAAGACCACGCCTGAATTGAGTCAAGAAGAAATGATGGCTGCCATAGAACGAGTTAAAAAGGAAAAGAAATAATGTCAGGTGAAATAGTCAAACGCATTAACCAATTGGAACGGGCTTTAGATCCAAATAATCTAGCCCGTGAAGCCTATGACTATTTCAAAGACATTACTCCTATACGCAAGGGTAATGCCCGTAGAAGCACAAGATTACAGGGTGATGAAATTCAAGCAGATTATGCTTACGCACAAAGATTAGATGATGGTTATAGTCCACAAGCCCCAAGGGGTATGACTGCACCTACAGAAAAGTTTATACAAGAGTATATTAGAAAACAAGCAAAAGGTTAAACTATGGCAGCAGTAGAAAACTTTGTATTAAAGATTAAAGTAGAAGGTCAAAAGGCTGTAGATGACCTTTCAAAGTCCGTCACAAATTTAGGCACCACGGTAGGTGGCTTTGGAGCCTATGCAGGCAAAATGACATCGGCCATCAGTGGCATTGTTGGTGGTATGGCAGGTATGGCCACTATTGCCGCAACAGCCGCAACGGCATTTGTCGGCTTGGGAATGAAAGCAATTGCCCTAGCAGACGAACTAGGTGATGTAAGTGATGCTACTGGTATTGCAGCCGGAGCCTTAAACACTTTTAGAAATAGTATAGTTGATGCTGGTGGTAAAGCCGATGATATGGCCACGCTGGCACTAAAATTAAATCAAAATTTAGGTGATGCCGCAGTAGGTGGTGAAAAGGCACAACTAGCATTTAGAAAATTGGGTGTGTTTGTTACTGATGCCAATGGAGCAGTTCGTAATACTGGTGATGTGCTACGTGATGCTATTGCCAAATTGGCGGCAATTCAAGATCCAGCAACCAGAGCCGCATTAGCAGTTGATCTATTTGGTAAGAATGCTGCCAAGTTAGATTTTACAAAACTAAATGCAGCCAATGATTTTGCCAAAGACGAACAAATTGCACAATTAATAAAATATCAAAACGCTATTGATAAAATTGCTGAATCCGTTAGCAACAATTTATTAACAGTATTTGGCAAGTTGGCTATTGCTATTGATGATGCACAAAAGAAGGCACAAAAAGTTGAAGACGAAGCCAATAAACGTGGAAATGTTGGTCCGAGAGTAACAGCCATTGGTGGTAGCCTAACAGTAATGCCAGAGCGTCCAATGACCAAGGCTGAAAAAGATAGATATGATTTAGAAAAGAAATTAGCAGAAGCGTACAAAGATCAAGCCCGTGAAATGGATCGCCTTGGCAAAATAAACAAACCAGCCAGTGGTCCTGTTGGTGGTGGATTTGGAGCAACGCCTGAAGCAACCTTAAAGGCCATCGCCGCAAGTAGAGCACGAGAAGCAGCCAGCAGTATTGAACAAGAGAAAAACGAAAGATTAAAAGCCGCTAATGAAATACAAGCAATTGAAATTAATGCTCAAGCAGAATTACGAAAAGCCGCAAATACAATATACGCACAAGAAAGACTCACCAACTCACAGATGGACAAAGAGTATGCGGCAAAAAAATTAGAAATTGAAACAAAAACCGCTCTTGACATTAGTAAAGTTCGTAGCCAACAAAATTCTAAAATATTCTCGGAAGAAGAAGCACAACGTCAAAAGATCCAAGATGAATTGGCAGCAGAAGAAACACGCATCAACAATATTGTTGAAAGCAGTCGTTTAGTTGTAGAAGAAATAGCCAATCAAAATAAAGAAATGGCCATCAAGGCCAAGTTGGCCTTGGATTCAGCCACAATGACAGATACTGAAAGAGCAAATGCTCAAGCCCTATTTGATATTGAGCAACAACGCCTGGCTCTACTAAAGCAAATTGCCAACATCAAAGATTTACCATACGCAGAACGCTTGGCCAAAGAAAAAGAAGTTAATGATCTAATTGCACAGCGCAAAACAGATACCATTGCCAATCAAGAAGCCACTGCCAAACAGCAAGAAGACTTTGGTCTAGGTTGGAGCAAAGCATATCGTCAGTATGTTGAAAATGGCAACAACAGCTTTGCAAGAGCAGGTGCAGCCTTCTCTACCTTAAGTCGTGGCTTTGAAGACAGCATGGTTAAGTTTGTACAGACTGGCAAGTTGAGTTTCAAAGACTTGTTCAACAGTTTGATAGCAGAAGCAGTAAGAGCACAGAGCAATAAATTGCTGACCTCTTTGTTAGGTTCAGCAGGTGGATTCTTTGGCAGTTTATTTGGCGGCGGAACAATGGCAGGTGCCGCAGTAATGGGCCTACCTGGATATGCAAATGGTGGTAATGTTCCAGCAGGACAACTAAGTGTTGTAGGGGAACGTGGCCCTGAATTATTTTTGCCTCGTAGTGCAGGAACTATTATTCCTAATGGTGCAGGCATGGGTGGCACAGTCAACAACACAGCCGTTACGTATTCAATTCAGGCTGTGGATGCACAAAGTTTTAAATCATTGCTGGCAAGAGATCCAGAATTTTTACATAACGTAGCAGAACAAGGGCGTCGTAGTATGCCAATAAGGAGCCGTAGATAATGGCATTACAAGATATCATAAATTCAGCAACCAACATTGAAATCAATCGTAGCAAGTTGGTGGCACAGAATGTAAGTCGCAGTGGTAGGCTAAGTGTTGCCAGTCGCAATTGGGCAAACCCATTTAGATTTACAGTTTCACCTAAACCTATTTGGACAGCCGCTGAATACAGAAGTGTGTTTGAACCTATTTTCAACGCTGACAAATTCAGCACACAAGTTATAGAATTAACAGATCATAATACGTCAACAGGAGTTATCTCTGCCACAGGCATGGCATGGCTAACCGCTTACCAAGGTGGCTTGGATAGTGCAGGAGATGGAACGCTAGACAGTTACACAGCAACATCAATGACAGGCACAAGTTTGACCTTGACCAAATCAGGTTCACCTACAGTGGGCACTTATATTTTCAAAGCAGGTGATTATTTGAGAATCAGTGGTGGAAGTTATCCCTACATTGTCACAGCAGATGTACAAGTGTCAGCCAGTGCTACAGCAACGGTGGTCACACATCGCGGTAAACTACAAACATTCTCCAGTGGCACAGCAGTCCTAGTTGGTCAGAGAGCCGCAGTGTTTAATGTGGTTGTGACCAAGTTGCCACAGATTAGATTCTTGCCTGGACAGTTTGTTGAGTTCACAGGTGACTTTGAATTGATTGAGGAAATACTATGAGCACAATTATTCCAGAAGTTGATACAGAACGCAGGATTGAATATGGAGTCCTAATTAGTTTGACCTTGGATGCTACAACATATTACGTTAGTAATTGTTATAAAGAAGTGGTCTATGACGGCAACACATACCAAGCCCTAGCAGGTTTCTTAACTGTCAGTGACATACAAAATAATATTTCAAATGCCAATGATGAAGTGCAAGTGACACTGAGTGCAATTCCATCAAGCTACATTGCGGCAACTATTGACACTCAAATCAAAGGTGGTGAAATAAACATCTATCGTGTGTTCTTTGATTATGCCACACAGGAAGTGATTACCAATGCAGTATATAAAAGATTTACAGGTATCATCAGCAACTATAGTGTTCAAGAAGATATAACCACTACTGGACAAACACCAGAAGTAAATCACACCATTACAATTATTGCGTCAAGCATCATGGGTGTGTTGGAAAATCGAGTAAGTGGACGCAGAACCAATCAAGAAGATTATCAAATTGTTTGGCCTGAACTGGGCAACAGTTCAACTGATCCAAGTATGAATAGAGTTGAAGCCCTGTTCAATAGCAGTTTTGACTTTGGTAAACCATACAAAGCATCAGCGGCCAGTAATGTAGGTGGCACGAATATGGGTGGCAATCAACAAGAAAGTGTGCAGGAACAGCCGTGATTAGGTTGGCAACAAGAAGTGATTTGAACACAGTCACACTCTTGTTGATGGAGTTCTTGACCAGCACAAGTTATAACAAGCACACAGATGCAGTCGAGCCTGAACACATTAGAAAACTTGCTTACTCCTTGTTGTATTCCGGTTATACATGGCTTTACTACGCAGATGACGCCCCTGTGGGCTTATTGATAGCAGTCAAAGAACCTAACATATGGATACCTGAAAAGAAAAGCCTGCGTGAATTGGTTTGGTATGTGCGTGAGGCCTATAGAGGCACTACAGGTGCTGGTCGATTGTTTGTGGAGTTTTGTAAGACAGGTGACAGGTTGTTAAATAGCGGAGAGATACAAGGTTATTTTACAACTAGAATGACCACAACAACAGATTATGATCTAGAGCGCAGAGGTTTTAGATTGACAGAGAAATTATACTTAAAGGATATTTGATATGCCAGCATTTACCGCGATAGGAGCCTATGTAGCAGGCACAGTCCTGGGTCTAGTAGGAGTAACTGCCACCATTGTAGGAGCTGTTGTTGCTACTGGAGTGGCTTTTGTAACAAGTCGTATCATCAATGGCAATGCCAACAAAGGTGCAAACGCAGCCGCTGGCAGCCAAGGTGGTAGAATACAAGTGGCACCTGCTACTAATAATAAGATACCTGTACTGTATGGCACAAGCTTTGTGAATGGTATGGTCACAGATGCTAGACTGATTTCATTAGAAAACAAAGTTAATGATGTCATGTATTACTGCCTTGTTCTTGGTGAAACAAACAACAACATCAACAGCACTTACGGATTAGAAAGTGTTTATTGGAACGACTTGAGATTGACCGCACTAGATGCCACAACCAATAGTCACATTGTCAAGGATGGTAGAAAAGTAGTTGATGGTGCCATTGTCACAGCAGGTAGTTTTGTAGTTGGCACAACTTATGTTATTACAAAACTAGGCACAACAACTCAAGCACAATGGAACACAATTGCTGGCACAGCAGGTAGAGCATATGGTCCAGGTAGTGTGTTTGAAGCCGCAACTACTGGTGCTAGTTCAGGCAATGGGCAAGCACAGGTAGAAGATTTCATTGACACTAACTTTATTGTTGATGCTGATCAGTATGTGATGTTGCGTGTGTACGCTGGAGGTAGCACAGCGGCTGATCAAATCTATCCTCCACAAAGCGCAGGCAACTCAGCAGCCGCCTACAATTTCTGGGGTAGCAGTCCAGCCAACCCCAATGGTGATGGATCATGGACCATTGCCAATGAAATGAAGGGCTTGGTATTTGCCATTGTTAAACTACGCTACAGTGGTGACAAAGGATTTACAGCATTACCAAATGTCACATTCCAGGTTGCCAACAATGTTGTAAACCCAGCAGATGTATGGCTGGACTACATGACCAGTGAACGATACGGAGCAGGCATCGATTCCACTTACATTGATGAAGCCGCCAGATTAGAATGGTATAACTTCTGTGAAGAAGATGTGAGTTATACCTCCGTAAATTTAGATCCAGCAGGTGGAGCAGGCACAACAAATCAATTGACCAGTCGTTATAGCATCAATGGTATCATTGACACAAACAATCAAGTCAAAACCAATATAGACACCATATTACAAAATGGTGGTGCTTGGATGAGTTACAATGTTGACACAGGCTTGTGGAGCCCTGTTATCAAGAAGGCTGTCAGTGCTGGTGATCCTTTCAGTAGCCCACCTAAATATTTTACAGCCAGTAGGTCAGGTTCAACATTAACTGTGACAGCATTTACAGCAGGTCGTATTGAAGCAGGCCAAGCTCTTTATAATAGTAGTGGCACCCTAATTGGCACCATATCAGCACAACTTGCACCCACAGGTGGAGAGACTGCTGGACAGATAGGACGTTATACAACCTCAACAAGTGGAAATATAGCATCAACAAGTTTCTACACCTTACCAGGTAGCAGTTTAGCATTTAATGATGAAAATATCATAAGTGGTATCACACTAAGTTCTACTAGATTAGAAGACCTGTACAACTCAGTTGAAGTAGAATTCTACAACAAATACAACAAGGATCAAAAGGCATATTTTAGAAATTATCTTGCCGCAGGAGATAGAAATCCCAACGAACCAGACAATCAGTTGCGAATGAGTCTAGACTTGTGTAACAACAGTATGCAGTCAGACTTACTGGGGCAAATGGAACTGCGTCAGAGTCGTGATGACTTGGTTATTGAATTTACAAGTAATTTTTATGGCATACAAGCACAAGCAGGTGACATAATTGCTGTGACAACAGACCTGTATGGATGGGCGCCAAAGTATTTCCGTGTGATGCGTGTGAAAGAAATAGAAAGTGAATCAGGTGATTTAACAGCACAGATACAGGCGTTAGAATACAATCCTGATGCTTACACTATTGAAGCAATCTCAGAGTTTTCAACCAGTAGTAATGTTGGTATTGGTGTGTATGGTTCAAGTCCAAACTTACCACCTCCACCTGATGTAATTATTGCTGTGGTGGATGCTGATGCTCCTATTCCAAACTTTCAATTGCAAGTGGTTATTCCTTCAACAGGCGGCCCGTTTGATGAAATAGAATTATACTACACAGAAGGCTGGGATCAACATCCAATCACAGGTTCAATAGTTCCCGGCACAGGCAGTAATGGCGCACCAGTGGGCAAAGGCCTATTAACTGTCACAGCCACAACATATGGTAATATCAATGCTGGTGATAGAATTGACTTGGCGGCACCTGCCGCTGATATCTACATTGTGAGTCAGTTGACAAGTAGCGTTGCTCCTAAAACATTTGTATCAGGTGGTGTGCCAATCAGTGCTACAAATACCCTGCTGACTTTTAATAATGTAACAGGACTCTTAGTTGGGCATACACTGACAGGAACAGGAATACCCAATGGCAGTTTCATTATTGAAATTGATGCAGCCATG